CCTGAGGGTCAAATAACACAGCACCCACAATGTTTTAGTGGGCTAGATGACCTCAAGACAGATGAGTTCTACCCAATAAAAGCATACCGAGCATTTTATAATGTTGACAAAGCAAGATTTGCACGATACAGATATACACAACAACCTACTTGGATGAAAGGAGTAGCAATATGAAAGATACGAAGAACCAATTCAAGGTAAACTTGGACAACAAAGATATACTAGTAACGGAGGAGCAACGTATGAGGTTTCTACAGCTGCATAATAAATTAAAGGATGCAGTAGAGTATGCTTCAGAGTGTAAAGACTTACGACTATCTGACTTAGCTATAATGGAAGAGTTGGTGCATCACTTACACACGTCACTGAGTTTTTCACCAACAAAAAATCCTAATACAGACCAACCAAATATTTATTCAGACTATGTATTGTCTTCAGATGAAACGGCTTGGGAAAGTATATACTAAAAATCTTCTAGTAATGGGAAGATAAGACTTGACTTTTAATTAAATTTGTTATATAACACAACATCACTTAACCAATAGGAGATATATTATGCCATATGATGTTTTACCAACGGTACACGAAGTACCTGAAAATTTAGATTTCTCTGTAGGCTTTGAGACTACAAAGTTTGATGAGAAGAAATATGTTATCAATGAGAAGACAGGAGATTATCTTGGTGTCGTAGGCACAGGGTTTAACTGTGCTAGTCACAAGAAGTTCTTTGATGGTGTTCAAAATATTATGGTTGATAACATACCTGATGCTATGACAGACTCTACTGTAAGATGGTCTACTGCTAGAAACAATGCTTGGGCTATGATGGATATTGTTATGCCTAATGTGTTTACTACAGTAGAGACAGAGAAACATAGCACCAAGATAGGCAGAAGAGTCATAGCCTTACACGGTGTAGATGGGTCTTGTTCTAATCAAGTATTCTTTGGTGCTATAGATTTCTTCTGCACTAACGGAATGATTACAGGAGACTATGATAAAGTTAGACGTAAGAACACAGCTAACTTCTGTATGGATAGATTTATACAAGAACTTAATCAAAGCAGTGTAGATTTTGTAGGACAAACAAATGAACTACAACAATGGGCTAACATAGATTTACCTACATACTCTATGAAGTCTTGGAAAGATTATCTGTCATCTATTATGAAGTCAGATAGAAAGGCAGAGAAGATGATACCACTTGTACGACAAGAAGTACGTAAACGTGGCAGAAATGTGTTTGCATTGTATAGTGCCTTCACTAACTATGCATCTTATGCTGATGAGAGAAATGGTTTTAATCTACGTAACACAGGTAGGGATACTGCACCACAGTCTATGTGGGCTAGAGAGAATGAAGTTACTAAATGGATTTCTACACCTGAGTTTAAGAAATTGGTAGCTGCCTAATGGGATATCTTACTCTTAAAAATTTAGTTAAAGAGTATTACTTATGCTTTGAGTTCAAGAGTTTACGTGACGAAACTAAACAACAATATCAATACTTTCTGAACGTACTCTTGGACACAATGTTAGCTGACCAAGATAAAAAGTTAGGTAACATTACAATAAATAATGTAACAACTCTGATGGCTAAACATGCATACAACGATTGGTGTAATCGTGGTGTGCATCTAGCAAATCATATTATGTCTGTAGCACGAGTCGTTTTTAATTATGGCATAACTATGGAAAAAATAGGGCAGAACCCATTTAGAAATGTAAAGAAACGAGTGCCTGATAGGAGAAAGACAGTGTGGACAAAAGAAAATGTAACAGCATTTCTAGATGTAGCCTACTCTGATTTTAAAACACGTAGCATAGGTCTCATAGCACATATGGCATATGATTGGTGTCAAAGATTAGGTGATATGCGTTTATTGCAATGGTCTAATTTAGATTTGTCTGAACAAAGAATGCACATAGAACAATCTAAACGTAGAGCAGAAGTATTTTTACCTATTGATGACAGTTTAGGCGAGATGTTAGTACAACAGAAAGAAGATTTTGGTTTTCAGAAGTATGTAGCACCTCAAGTTAAACCTGTCGGTGGTATATATAAGCCGTATTCTCTCTATAGGCTGCCTAAGGTGGCTAGAAAGGTAATGAGAGATGCCAACCTACCTGACGAGCTACGTTTGTCTGACCTAAGACGCACAGGAACGGTTGAAATGGTAGATGCAGGTGTATCTATGGGTAATATTATGTCAGTTACAGGACATGCTAACCCACAAAGTGTTAAACCGTACATGAAAAACACATTCACAAGTGCTAATTTAGCATTAAATAAAAGAAAAGGCTTGACAGATGTTTAAAACTATGATAAATACATATTATCATTACATAGGGGAACACATACAGTGTTAGATTACATATATAGTTTAAATATCACTGTAGGTGATACACGTAGAGTAGATTGTCCTATCTGTAAAGGTTATAAAACATTTACAGTAACAAACAATATGGGTTCTCTACTGTGGAATTGTTACAAAGCATCTTGTAATGTTAGTGGCAAGAAACGTGTACATTTATCTGTAGAGGATATACAAACTACATTCAGTAAGACTGTAGAATCAAATAAAGAAAATGATTTTGTGTTGCCTGAATATGTAGTTGATAGAAAGAATACACCTGATATAGTATCGTGGTGTAACAAGTGGTCAATCAATGCAACTGATTTAGATTTGCATTATGATGTAAAGGAACACCGAGTTGTCTTTCCTGTATATAAAGACAATAAGATTGTAGATGCAATTGGTAGGTCACTTGGAAAAAGATTACCCAAATGGAAGAAATATGGTAATAGTGGGTTGCCTTTTTCTTTCGGATGTGGTAAGGTGGCAGTAGTTGTTGAAGATTGTGTTAGTGCTGCAGTTGTAGGTAGCGATGTATTTGTTGGGGTAGCTGTGTTGGGTACATCTCTATCTGAAATACACAAGAAGCATATAGCACAATTTTCAACAGCCATCATAGCATTAGACCCTGACGCATTACCCAAAACACTTTCTTTTGCTAAGGAACTACGAGGACACGTAAGAGATGTACGTGTACTTAAATTAAAAGATGATTTAAAATATAATAACAGCGTAGACTTTAAAAATCTACATAACCTAACCCCAAAGGAGATACAGACATGGAACTTTCATTAGTACGTAGTCTTATGGACAAAGCATTCTACGAAGACCATCGTGGTGCTAGATGCCCTGACAGATTATTTAGTAAAGATACAAGAAAAATAAAACAAGCTATTGATAAGGCAATGGACAGATACGAAAGGTCTGTACTGCCTGATGAAATAGAAGCACTGTTTATGTCTGACAATCCTGCACTTACGACAGCACAAAAACAGGCATACTCTCATTTGTTTAGACAGATTAAGAATGAGAAACCTCTTGGCAGTGACATTGCACAAGAAGTATTGTCTAAGTTGTTTCAGCAGGTTGTTGGAGAAGACATTGCCAACTTAGGATTTGATTATGTAAATGGGTCACAGACTAGTCTAGAACCTCTTAGATTATTATTAGAGCAGTACAATGATGACTTTACACCTGACTTAAATGTAGAGTGGGATGATATAGATATCGAAACACTGTTAGCTAAGAATGCATTAGAAGCAAGATGGCATTTTAATATACCTGCACTAACAAGACAGATTAGTGGTGTTAATGAAGGACACTTGATAGAGGTAGGTGCTAGACCAAACACAGGTAAGACATCTTTTCATGCGAGTATGATTGCATCACCTGATGGGTTTGCACATCAAGGTGCAGATTGCATTGTGTTATGTAATGAAGAAGGTAGTCATAGAGTTGGTGCTAGATATCTTACTGCAGCCACAGGTATGACAATGAAAGAGATAAAGAATAACCCATCAAAAGCTCGTGACTTATATGAACCTATTAAAGATAGAGTTAAGATAAAAGATGCCACAGGTCGTGATATGTCTTGGGTAGAATCAGTTTGCAAGTCTTACAAACCTGATATAGTATTACTTGATATGGGTGATAAGTTTGCACGTACAGGTGGCTTTGCTAGACCTGACGAAGCACTCAAAGCAAATGCTATACACGCTAGACAGATTGCAAAGCAACACAAGTGTGCTATGTTTTATATGTCACAGCTATCTGCAGATGCAGAAGGTAAAGTTCTACTTAATCAAAGTATGATGGAAGGTAGTAGAACAGGTAAGGCAGCAGAAGCTGACCTTATGATATTGATTGCCAAGAATCCACCAAAGCAGGATGATGGCGAAGGAGAAGATATAGAAAGACATCTAAATATTGTTAAGAATAAATTAACAGGATGGCACGGTATGGTAAACTGTCAACTTAATTATCAGATTGGTAGATACGAAGCATGACCCAAAGAGAACTGTTTGACATTGAACTACTACACATTGATGGTGAAACAAAAACATGTAGTAAGTGTAATAAAAGATTACCCTTAGTTGCATTTAGTGTTTCATCAGGTGCAAACTTTCTTAGACCTGAGTGTAAAAAGTGTAATAACGAACTAACTAAAGTTAGAAATCAGTTGAGAGAAAAACACGGTATGCCTGATAAAGATTACAACTGCCCTGTATGTAACAGAGGAGAAACAGAGGTAGCAGGTAAAGGTGGTCAAAGAAATGGTGCGTGGGTATTAGACCATTGTCACGACACAAGTACTTTTAGAGGTTGGCTATGCCATAGTTGTAATAGAGCATTGGGTGGATTTTCAGATAGTGTTGACATTTTAAAAAAAGCTATTATATATTTAGAGAGACATATGGAGAAGATAAATGAAACTAATACTTGACGTAGAAAACACGGTAACAAAAAGAGATGACAAAATGCATCTTGACCCATTTGAAAAAGATAACCAACTTATTATGGTAGGTTGCATTACAGAAGATGGTAAGGAGCATCTGTTTCATCACGAGACAGGATTTGAAGGTGTACAAGAGTTACTTGACAGCACTACTATCCTAATTGGAC